GGTATAAAAGAAAAGAATCCAAGTATAACTATTGAATCTATTGATGTAACAATGGAGAAGGAACAGAAAGAAAGAGAAAAGGAATTCAAAAAGAACTTTGAGATGGTTGATTTAGTATCATCATCTTGGACAATACAAATACCAAAGAGGAAAAGTAAATGAGTAATGGTGATTTGATAGCAGAACTCTTAGTGATTACTGCTGAACTAGGTGGTAAAATGGAAAGAACCGAAGTTTATGAAAGTAAGGGTCGCCAATATAAGAAAATTGTGATAGAATATGACGTAGAGGAATGGGAAAGAAATCATAAAGCAAACCTTAAATGAGTAAATAATTTGGAAATGAACACAAATGAACAATCCATATCCCAAACCACGATGGGATCTTGAAAATGATGTACTTCGATTAGAACAAATGATTATTCTCTACGAACAAGAAATCGCAGAACTGACAACCGAAAGGGAACAACTAAAAGAAGAAGTAACTACTCTTCAACGTAAGTTGCAGTATTATAAAACTATAGTAGAAGTGGAAGAAGAATAAATACTCTTATAATAGTGTCACCTATAATGAAGACTTTTAAGGAATTTCTAGAAGAAAGTAGTCTGAGTAGAATTAAATCTAAATCAGATAAAGGTGGCATTGCTACAATGTCAGCATCTAGAGGAGATAAGTCTGCAAAAGAAAATAGTGCAAGAGCAAAGCAGTTAGATAAAGATATTAAGGGTAAGGGTTTACCTGGTGCTACAAAGGTAACTGGTTCATATGTAGAGAAGGGTGATGATGGTAAGGAGAAGAAGGTTAAAGAACGTAGTCACGTTGTCACTTCTGGTAAGAAGGGTAAGAGAGCTTTCAAGAAAGCAGTTAAGTCACTAGGTAAAAAGTATGGACAAGACTCCGTATTGACACAAACGAAAAAAACTGGTACATTATCGGCAACCAGAAAGGGTGGACTAGGTACGAAACCAAAGAATAAGAGACCTTTAGGATCAACTAAGAGAGTTGGTTTAGGTAAGTTTAAACCTCAAGGTAAAAACCCAGAGGGTCAATCACAAATCAAAGGAAAGACTTTTACTTATGGATAAGAAACTTTATGATGATTCCAATTGGAGAGAAGAGTCTCTTCCATACCACACTGGTAGACAAGCAGAGTTATTGGAAAATGGACCCAAGAGTCTTTCTCAATCATGGTTGATGGGAGCAATGTATAATCAATGGAAAAGAAGAAATGGTTATGATAAGTTTGACCCTCAAGAAAATGAAGGTCAATTACAATCATCTTTAGGAGATTTTTTTAAAAAACAAAATGAAGTTAAATAAACCTTTAATGCACTGTCGGTTATCAGACATGCAGTTCTTTTACTGGGATCCAAGAATAGATCCAAGAGAACCAGAATACAAACTGTCCACTGGGGGTCCACAAGACCCCTTTTTCATGTAATATAGGTATATCGAAAACGAACTACATTATGACATTCGCAGTTAAAATGACAAAAGACGAAATTATTGATGGTTTAAAAAGTACATATGGCACAGAGTTTTCTGCTGCAGATGTACGTGGATTTGCTGCTGCTAATGATCTTGCATATGCAACCGTAACCAAAAAACTAAAAGAGTTTAGAGTAAAACCTGGTAAGTGGAACCTAGAAGTTACAACAAAAGCAGTTGATAATATAGAGAAGTCTTTCAGTGCCCCTGCTGTTCAACCTACAGTTACACAAGACTTAGTTCCTGCAACTGATGGTACTTTTGTTAAGTTTGGTTCTTTCAATGATGTTAAAAATATACTTAAGTCAAAGCAGTTCTATCCGACATTCATTACTGGTCTATCAGGTAATGGTAAAACATTTGGTGTGGAGCAAGCATGTGCTCAATTGAAGAGAGAATTGATTCGTGTAAACATTACTATTGAAACAGATGAAGACGATCTTATTGGTGGGTTTCGCCTTGTTAATGGGGCAACAGTTTGGCATAACGGACCTGTCATTGAAGCACTTGAACGAGGAGCAGTCTTGTTACTCGATGAGGTTGACTTGGCTAGTAACAAAATCTTATGCCTCCAACCCATACTTGAAGGCAAAGGCGTGTTCCTCAAAAAAATCGGTAGGTTTGTCAGACCTGCGGTAGGATTCAATGTAGTTGCGACTGCTAATACAAAAGGTAAAGGATCTGATGATGGTAGATTTATTGGTACAAACGTACTTAATGAAGCATTCCTTGAGAGATTCCCTGTAACCTTTGAGCAAGACTATCCAGCACCTTCTGTAGAGAAGAGAATACTTGGTGGTGTAGCATCTAATCTTGGTGTTACTGATACAGACTTCATTGCAAGACTTGTAGATTGGGGTGACATTATCCGCAAAACATTCTATGATGGTGGTATCGATGAGATTATCAGTACTCGTAGATTGGTTCACATTGTTCGTGCCTTCAGTATCTTTGGTGATAAGATGAAGTCTATTCAAGTTTGTGTAAACAGATTTGATGACGAGACTAAGCAAGCATTCCTTGAACTATATGATAAAGTTGATGCTGATGTAGATCTTGACAAACTAGAAGATAAAATGTATGATTAACTCATGGAGCTTACTTTATGACGAACTTTATGGGGATGATGAAATGACAGAAGAAACTTTTAATGTAGGAGCAGGTAACACTGCTTCTGATGGACAATTCTTTATTGATACTGGTTCTATAGAAAATATTACTATAGATACATCCAACTTTGATACTGTTGGTTTTGATACTAGTGGAGAGTTATATCCTACTGCAACTTTTGTTGCAAATTCTCCAGTTGAAGGATATGAAACTCTGAATATCACTATGCCTGATGGTTATCCACCAGCATTTACTGCACTCTCGGATAATGATGATGCAATAGCACATCTTATCGACAAACCAATTTCTTCAGGAATAGAAGATAGTAGTACTAGAAAGTATAAAGAAGATGAGTCAATCGAAGCTCTTAAGAATTATATTTCTACCACTTATGGTGGACACTATACTTCTGACAATAATAGCGTCCAAACACTTGACCTTATAGAATCCGTTGGTGATGCAGAATCATTCTGTCGTTCTAACGCAATCAAGTATCTAAGTCGCTATGATAAGAAGGGACAAGCAAAACGTGATATACTAAAAGCATTACATTATTCACTTCTACTTTACCACTTCAGTGGTCAACTAAATGAAACAACTACCCGTGGTTATGAAACTTTCTGATCAAACTTTAAACATTCTTAAAAACTTTGCTGGAATTAATAATTCTATTCTAGTAAAACAAGGAGCACAACTTCGTACAATATCTGTTGCTAAGAATATTCTTGCAGAGGCATCTATTGATGAAGACTTTCCTCGTGATTTTGCAGTTTATGATTTAAATCAGTTCTTGAATGGATTGAGTTTACATCAAGATCCTGATTTGGATTTCAGTCCAGAATCATATATTTCAATTAAGGAAGGTAAGCGTAGAGTAAAATATTTCTATGCTGATCCAGCTGTTATTGTTTCTCCACCTGAGAAGGAGATTACACTTCCATCTGATGATGTACAGTTTCAATTAGATAGTAGTGCATTAGAGAAATTACTTAAAGCAGCAGCAGTTTATCAGTTACCTGATTTATCAGCAGTTGGTGAAGCAGGTGTAGTTAAACTTGTTGTACGTGATAAGAAGAATGATACTTCTAATGAATTTGCTGTTGTAGTTGGTGAGACTGATAAAGAGTTTTCTTTCAACTTTAAGGTAGAGAATATTAAAATTATTCCTGGTGCCTATGATGTAGTTGTATCGCAGAAACTTTTATCTAAGTTTACTAATACTAATTGCGATCTTAAATATTACATAGCATTAGAACCTGATTCTACATTCGGATGAACTGTTGTCACTGTGGTAAAGAACTACCTATCTTTGATGATAAAAAGAGAGTAGAGTTAAAGGAGATTATGTTAGAAGCATTAAAGGAGTATCATAGTGTACCTGATTGGCAGAGGATTTATCCTCATCGGATCCAAAAATGACTAAGAAACATAATTACAAAAATCCTTCTAAGACACAAAATCTTGGACATGTAGAGGCACAAGTTACTCAGGGTAAAAAGTATTATGATAAAGATGGGTG